AAACGCTATTGAAAAAGGTTATTCTGAAATAGGAACAAGAGCAGCAGAAATTAAAGGATATAAAGTAACGAACCCTTACGAAGTTTCAATTTACCCTAACAATTTACCGTTAAAAGGGTTTAGTCCGAAAAATAAAAATTTACCTTCAGACGTAATATAAAATGGCAGAAGCACTACTCATAACAAGACAAGACGTTGTTAAGTTCACTGCAATGAATGGCAACGTAGACACGGACAATTTTATTCAGTACGTCAAAATAGCGCAAGACATTCACATACAAAATTACTTGGGTACTGATTTACTTGAAAAATTAAAGTCCGAAATTATTTTAGCTTATTCGGGAATACCGACAGCTATTACAATAAGCAGCCAAGGAACTGGATATACTACGGGAACTGCTATAAATACAACAAGTACAACGGGAACGGGCTTAAAGTTAAATATTACTGCGGCGGGTGGTTTAATTACTGCGGCTACAATTGACACGGCGGGTACTGGTTACACGGTAGGAGGTACGGCAACGGTAACGGGCGGCACAAATGGTGCGGTTACAATAAGTTCAATTTACGATATACCTACAAACTACAAAAACCTTTTAGTTACGTATGTAAAGCCTATGCTGATACATTGGGCTATGGTTGAATATTTACCCTTTGCAGCTTATACAATAGCGAATAAAGGGGTGTATAAACACAATTCGGAAAACGCTACGAACGTTGAAAAGGTAGAAATTGATTTCTTAATAGAAAAAGAGCGTTCAATTGCACAGCACTACACTGAAAGATTCATTGATTATATAGCATTTAACAACGATTTATTTCCTGAATACAATAGTAATTCAAACGGGGATATGTATCCGGATACAAATAACAATTATACTGGCTGGTATTTATGAAGAACTACAAACCAAAAGACGAAAACATAAAGAAATTATTAACGTATTTAAGTAAGCAAAATGGCAAACGTAAAGATAAGTCAATTAACAGCGAAAGGAAGTAATTTAGAAGCTTCAGATCGTTTAGCAATTGCACAAGACACGGGTGGCGGCACATTCGCAAGTAAGTACGTAACGGGTGCTGAAGTACGCAATAGGGCAAAGAATACTCAAAACAATCAATATACGTTAGTTTTAAGCGATGCGAATAAGGTTGTTGAAATGAATATTAGTTCAGGAAGTAATAATTTAATAGTTCCTACAAATGCAAGTGTGCCTTTTCCGAGCGGTACAATAATAACTTTGGCACAATACGGCACTGGTCAAGTTAATATTATAGGAGATACGGGAGTAACTTTAAGAAGTAGCGGCGGTAAAGATAAAACAGCTGCTCAATATTCGGTTGCTACTTTATACAAAAGGGACACGAACGAATGGTATTTATACGGTGATTTAACTACTTAAAAATGGCAAATACAAACGGTTGGGGTGACGGCGCGGCAAACAATACAATAGGCTGGGGACAAGGTGCAAATAACACTATTGGTTGGGGTGACATTCACGCTGATAGTTGGGCGGGTTTAACGGATATTTCAGGCTTACCAACAACAGACCCCGATGCTCAAGCATTCATTACAGCGGCTGCAATTACAGACCCTACTCAACAAGCGGCTATTAATACTTTGGTAGTTGATTTAAAAGGGTATAATGTGTGGACAAAGATGAAGGCTTTGTATCCTTTTGTAGGTGGCACAGCATCACAACATAAATTCAATCTTAAAGACCCACGAGATTTGGATGCTGCTTATAGATTAGTGTTTAGTGGTGGATGGACTCATTCAAGTACGGGAGCTTTACCTAATGGAACTAATGCTTATGCTGATACAAAGTTAAACCCTTCAATTTCTTTAGGTCAAAATTCAACTCATTTAGCTTATTATTCAAGAACTAATGTTTCTGCTAATCAAATTGAAATAGGTGTTGCAAGTTCATCTCCGAATATTCAAACTTATTTATTATATAGTTTTTCGGGAGTAAGTTACAAAAGTATTAATAGAACTGAAAGCATAGTTGGAAGTATTGCAACGCCAACAACAGGTTTATTAATAGGAAGTAGAGCTAATTCTACAACTGAAAAATATTATAAAAGTGGAAGTTTATTAAGTACAGTTACAGTAAATAGTAGTGGCTTAATTAATGGAAATATATTTTTAGGTAGTTATCACAACATTACAGGTAGTATTGCTATGTGGTACAGTTCAAAACAATGTGCTTTCGCCTCAATAGGTGACGGTTTAACAGATACCGAAGCAGCTAATCTTTACACAGCCGTACAAGCATTTCAAACAGCTATCGGACGCTCAATAGGAACTCAAACAGTAAGCGATGCAGATGCACAGGCTTTTGTAACGGCTGCTGATATACAAGACCAAGTAGAAGCTAATGCAATCAACAACCTTGTAATAGGAATGAAAGCAGATGGCTTATGGACTAAAACTAAGGCTTTGTATCCGTTTGTTGGGGGTACAGCTTCAACGCACAAGTTTAATTTAAAAGACCCAAGAGATTTGGATGCGGCATTTAGATTAGTATTTAACGGTGGTTGGACTCATTCAAGTACGGGTGCTTTGCCAAATGGTACTAATGCTTATGCTGATACTAAGTTAATTGCAAATAGTGTACTTTCTTTAAACAGTACAAGTATAGGTGTTTATTCAAGAAGTAATACAGATGTTTTAGCTCCATCTATTGCTAATGTTACTGGAGGACAAGTAAATGAAGCTTCTTTATTTTTTAGGTTTTCTAATACAACTTTTTTAAGGGTTAATGCCTCTAATTCCGCAAGTGCTACTACAACAGATTCAAGAGGTTTATTTATTGCAAATAGGATAAATTCTACTGAAATAAATTTACAAGTTAGAGGGACTCAAACAACTTATTCAAATATTTCAAATTCATTAAACAATATACCTTTTTTATTAGGTGGTTTTAATATTAATTCTTTGTGGGATAATAAACAACAAGCTTTTGCATTTATAGGAGACGGTTTAACAGCTCAAAATATGACTGACTTAAACACAGCCGTACAAAATTTTAACACAGCCTTGGCTCGCCAAGTTTAACAATAAGATATGAAACTAACAGATTTAACAACAGAACAAAAGTTAACCTATGTCGGATTATTGACAGAGGTACAAAAAGACGAATTAATAAGTCAATGGTATGCACCAGACAGCTACTTTAATCCTATACAAGATGCTCAAGATAACTGGATTATTTCAGTAGAGGAAATGGAGCAGTGTGTTAACCCTGATTATCTTTGGGTAAAAGACTTAGATTTGATACCATACGAACCAAAACCAACACCACCACCTTTTGAAAATTAATTTATGAAAATGATACCTATAACACAATTTATTGAAGTGATAAAAAAACAAGGCGCTATCGGAGTTTTAGCGTTATGGCTTGCGTACACGCATTTTGAAGTACAAGACGTTAAAGACCGTTTGTATAATTGTTTAGATAAAAACGAATACTACAATAGAAAGCCTATTGAAGAAAGGCAACCAATTTTACCAAGTGTAAAAAGTGATACGGTTGCGGTACTTGAAAATAAAAGCCGTAAATTAGCGAAAAAATAATTTATGAAGCTAACTAACAATTTTAATTTAAACGAGTTTAATAAGCACAATTTCCCGCTTACTGAAACTATTTTGCGTAACATTCAAGAACTTGCGAAGAACTTACAAGTTTTACGTGATGAGGTTAAAAAGCCTATTAAGATAACAAGCGGGTACAGAAACGCGGAATTTAATGCTAAGATTAAAGGCGCAATTAAATCGCGACATATTACGGGACAAGCTGCTGACCTTAAAATTGAAGGTTACACGCCTAAACAAGTAGCGGCTATTATCGAGAAATTGATAGCTTCAGGTAAAATGAAACAAGGCGGTTTAGGAATATATAAGACGTGGATACATTATGACATTCGCCTTACTAAAGCACGTTGGACTAAATAAATAATTATGGCAAAGAAAAAAACAGTTAAAATAGATACGGACAACTTCGATCTAAACTTAGAAAAAGACGGTACAAACGTAAAGTTAGACATTGACACGAAGAACTTAGATATTCAAGTAGTGCGTGACGAAATAAACAAAGAGTTTAATTTAGACGGTAAAAATATAGATATTCACGTGAAGAAAACCCCCGAGGGCGTGGAGGTGAAAGTCGATGCCAAAGGGGTTCTTTGGAAAGCAATTGCTAAAAGAATAGTAAAATTTGTTTTAAGACGTTTCAAAGTAGGAAAATAATTTT